TTTTTACTTTGCTCGGGAACTGACGTTCTATCGCCTGTGGGATGAAGCGATTGACCGGCTCAATCACTACCTCAAGATGCCCGAGGCTACTTGGCAGAACGAACGCTGCTACGCGATGCGCCTGCTGTCGGAAGCCTACCAAGCTAAAGGTGACTTCTACGCGGCAATGAGTTGGGCGAGAAGGGCTACGGCTGAAGCTCCCTACACGCGGGAGCCGTGGGTGCGGGTGGCTGAGTTGGCCTATGCCTTCAACAATTGGCCGGATTGCTACGCGGCCTGCCGCGCTGCCCTCGACATCAAGGACAAGGCCGCTGTATACACGATGGACCCGTCAGTGTGGACAGAAAAGCCTCACGACTACCTGAGCATTGCAGCATGGCATCTTGGCATGAAGACTGAAGCACTTGAGCATTGCAAAAAAGCCTTGGAATTTGCGCCAAACGATGACCGCATCAAGAACAACCTCGCTATGATGGAAGCGTAGTTGTTCAGTGTCTCCTCCGGTCGCAAGACCTTAGCCCCCCGCTGTGGGGGCTTTCTTTTGCCACTCAGACAGGATCACTCGCTCAAGGTACTTGCGGCCTGCAATGCCTCGGTGTTCCTCCACACCGCGAAGATACTCCCGACGCTCTGCAAGGGGTTTGGACAGGACGTAGCGGGCTTCGCACTCGGCACGAAATTGCTCAGACGCACGATAGTCTCGGTCTGTCCCGGCTTCTGACGGGTCAAGACCTTGTGCTTGTTCTTGCATATTCGGCTGCGCCTTGTCCATTGCTCTGTCTTCCTTGTCTCAAGGGTGCGAAGAAACAAACCACACTCAGGGCATCTCATCTTTGGACAACTCAAGGTCAATCATCAGGTTGCGGATGGTTGCATGAAGCATACCGATTTCGCGGTTGAGCCTTGAGATGTCATCGTCAGGACAAATGGCTTTTGCTTCGTCGTAGATTTTGTTAAGCAAAACATCTGCGAGCTTGTGCGTTTCGTCTATTCGTTTCTTGTAGTTCATCACAGCACCGCAAAACGGTTCAAGTCAAGTTTTACGGCAGGCTCCATGTCTTGAGCGTCACCCCGGTCTTGTCTGCCCCACCACGCAATGCCGTCATGCTCAAAGTTGGTAGTCCTGAGAAAGCGAACCTCGTCAGGGAAGCCAACCAACAAGATAAAAGGCAGCCTTGCCAAACGACACATCTGCTCGGCAGCGCACCACTTAGCAAAGCTCATCTTGAACCCGCCATAGGACTGATGGGTTTCGATTTCGTACTTCGTGGTTTTGATTTCCGAGAACCCGACGACCTGATCATTGCGGGTTAGAGCGTAGTCAAGGTTATAGCGAATCGGCAGCTTGATCAAACCGCACCCGGTTCGATGAGCCAACCGATCCGCAATCCTACGTTCAACGCTCAAATGATTTTGCGTTTCGTAGAGTTGTCTCACCTGAATATCCAAAGGATTGCCAAGATGACGCTGATGCAAACAGCGGCCATGCGCCACTCGCTAGGCTTGTCTTGCTCAATGATTGGGTAACCGACCATGAACTCGCATTCGGCCATCGTGCGAGGTGTCTTGTAGTGTGATGATTTCATGGTCAGAGACTGAACGGGCAGTAAGAAGTGAACACTCGGGTAGTGGTGTACTTGCACTGGTAGTCCACGCAGTACGTCCCGACATACCGATAACCTTGCGCGGTGCTGATGCCCTCACAAGAAATCAGCGTACCGGCTCGGGCGAAGGCCACCACCGGCGAGAGGTTGGCGGCGGCGATGAGGAGAATGAAAAGAGTTTTCATGGTCAGAAGGGGATTGAGTCGTCAAAGGTTTCGGGGTTGTTGTCGGGGTCATGGCGGCGACCCGACGCGGAAGGTGGGGACTCTTTGAGCCTGTCCCCTGCAAAGGCAACGCTGTCCACGATGCCGGTCAAGCTGCTCTTTTGATTGCCGTCGTTGCCCTTAAAGGTCTTCACATGGACATCCTTCAGGTCAACAAACAGCGTCACGCCTTTCTTGAGGTAGGGCGCAAGCGACTCGGCGCGTTTGCCGAACAGCGTAGCGTCTACCCACTGAGAGGGCATCTTGCCGGTCTGATCCTTCATGCCGTAATTCCACGCAAGGGAAATGTTGGCGACCGGCTCACCGCCTCCCGTGTAGCGCAGTTCCACATCCTTGCCGATGCGACCGACTCCAATTAGCTTCATCATTGGGAAATCCTTTCGACCATCTTGGTCACTTCATCTAGAAACAAACGCACTTCCTTCTCAATGTCCGCGATCAGTGCGTCATCGCGGTCAACCCTGACAATCATCAGTTGAAGGTGGTCAGGGAAGCGGGGGTCATAGCTCACGAATTCGCAGAACTTCCGACCTGTGCAGGCCATCTGCCATTGCATCTGATAGACGTACTTCGTGTCAGGCTTGCGGGTGGACAGGTTCTTTAGGTGCTGCTTGGACTCGGGGCACTTAATTTCGATCAGTCCATCCTCGCCAACAAACCCGTCAGGCGATGCCCCTGACATGGGGATCGTCGGATGGTCGATCATCCCCACCTCGGTCACGAAGTTGCCGGTAGTGGACTCATAAGCTGATCGGGCCGCGGGTTCCTGATCAACCCCCCACTGCATCGCGGCATTCATAAACGACGGCGCTTGAGCATTTGTGATGCGTTCTAGGGCAAGCTCCATCAGGTAGTTTTCCCGCGAAGCTCCATAGCCCGTCTTTGTCTTTGCCATGACATCAGCAATACGGGAGGCGGTGGCCTTGCCTAGACGGGCGGCAAACCATTCAGGTGACTTCTGTTCCATCATGCGCCCGCCTTTTCTTCGTCTTCACCGAAAAGATCGAGTTGTAATTCACTGCCAAAAAGCAAAGCAATTTCATCAAACGGAACTTTTGCATCGCGCAGTTCTTTAATGATTGCATTGCATCTGTCAGACATGGGCACAATTTGCTCCCACAATTCACGACCACGCTCAATCGTTTCGTTGTATTCCTTTTCTAATGCTCTTGCTTCTTTGTTTTTCATCATGCCCCCGCCTTCTCTGCTGCGTTTTTGAGGGAAGGCCCATGCGCGGCCCATAAAGCTCGCTTCTGCCCGGTGTTAGGCATCGCGGCGAACTGCTTATTTAGGGCCGCCACGCCCTCCCTTGCGGCATCTTGAAGCATGGGTAGCCACTGACGCTCAAAAGCGGCGTAATCGGGGTCAGGGCGCTTAGAAGCAGCATTCCCGTCGTCGTCTTCAGGGGCGATGCCACAGGTCGCCATGAGCGAGTACCGGCGGGCATAGGTCAAGGCCGATCCATATCCTTGCGGGTCTTGCTTGGCGGCGGGCACATGGAGCTTGCCCCCAGTCATCTGCTCACCGGACTCGTGCAGCAGGATGGTTTCCACGATCACGCCCGATTCGCATTCGTGGGTCTGCTGAATCAGGGCAATCCCGTTTGCATTCAGCGCATCAATGACTGCCTCGACGCAGGCGGCAAGGTCGGCGTATCGGCTTTTAAAGTGGGGATTGGAGGAAGTCTTCAGCGCGGGGGCGAATGCCTTTTGCGCCTTGACCAAGGCTTGTGCTATCTGTTTCATGTCTTGTCTTTCACTTAGAAGGGTGCGGGTGGAGCCTTGGCAATCTTGTCGCGTTTCTGCTCGGCAAGCAGGCGCGACAGCACCTTGGGTGGTAAGGCTCCGAAAGGCCATCCAAGGGGGTTCTTTTGTTTGTTAGGTGAAAGCGTCATCATTTAGTCCCGTAAAAGCTCTATTGTCGTCAGATGTTAGCGTGTTTTAAGGGTGAAAACCCTAGTAAGCCAATCAATCGCTTGTCCGTTGCTGACCTGTCCACTGGTGACCCGCAGGATCGTCCAACCCCGGCAGATCGCTTCGGCGTACTTCTCGCAGTCAAGCGTGAAGCCCACGCCTGTCGTATGCCTCCCACCCGTCCACACGCCGCCTTCGATCTCGACGGCGATCAGTTCATCAGGCCAAGCGAAGTCAAGCCTCCACCGTCGCTTGGGATGGAACTTGTACTCCCGCACCGGGGGCATGACCCGCATGGCGCGAAGGTGCAGGGCGAATAGTTCTTCAGGGTTGCTCATCGGGCCACAGTCCTGCGCGTTTGAGAAGGGTCTTGGTTCGCTCATGTGCTGCATTCCAAATCATCAGCTTGCCCTCGAAAGACGCTCTGCCTTGGTCGATTTCGTAATGGCAGGCGCGGCACATCGCGGCTACAAATTGGTCTGAAGCCTTGATGCCCATGCCCTTGCCGTGAATGCTTTGGTTGGAGTGTGCTGCGACCACAGTGCCGTCCGACACCCCACACGACTGACAAGGCACCGTGCGGCAGAACTCAAGGATGCGCTTGTTCCGCACATAGGGAAATTTATTCAAAGACCACCCCCAAGCTCTGCACGGCGTAGGACTCGACTTCGTTCATGTAGGTGGTGAACTCCGACACGCTCATGTCTGTCGTGCTGCGACGCCGACTGACGACCTCACCGTCAGGCAAGGTCACATCCTCACAGACGCCAAACTTCCTAGCGAAGAACTCGTGCCACACATCGGCTGAATGCTGCTTGCCCTGCACCCAAGCGGTCGCGGCGATGGTCTTTAGGACAAGCCCCCAGTAGCGTTTGTTCTGTTCGCTATTCCTCTTTGTCTCTGCGGTGGTGACGATAAGCCGAAGGGGAGTCCCCGCGTCGGCCATTGCTTTCGCGTTCGATCCCACGAAGGCCACAAACACGTTCCACACGTTCAGGTCGCGCAAGTGAAACTCTCGATACAAATGCGTCATAGCTGCCGTCCTCACATAATCGCTCGACGTGGTTGATAGAAGGGTATTGGTAGTACAGGCACTTTTCTCTGCGGTCGCACCACCCGCCCATGCAGGAAATCACGATGCCACCTTGTAACCAATCCGGCCATTGGCGCGGGGTTCGTACTCACCGTTCCCTGTGGTTACTTGCACCATCTGAGCGTGCTTCTTTTTGTCTCGATACTTCTGCTGACGCTCTGCCGAACTCATCTTTCGGCGCTTGGCATCCTTGCCGTGTCCCAACTTGTAGACCTTGAGCAAGTCCCTTCCTCGGCTGTCTTTCTCCCACATATGGATGTGTGCAGCACCGGCTTTGTGAAGCTCCCGGCAGTAGTGAAGCACGGTAACGTAGTGCAAACCGCTTGCCTCGGCTAGTTCGGTGCAAGTGTGCGTGCCGTCAAGCAGCAGCTTGATTAGCTGCGCCTGAGACATGGCGTTGACTTTAATCATTGGACTCGTCGAATTGCTTGGAGGGCTGCGATACGCGCAGGGCTGTTTTTAGACTCTCTACGGTGTCTTTCCTGCTCGGCAAGGTATCGGGCCGTCTCGTCGGCCTGCGACTTGATCACGGGGATTTCCTTGGCTCTAGGCGGGAACACATCGCGCCAACCCATCAGCGTCGATTGGTCAAGTGACGCATTCGGGTCATGTCCGGCAGCGCGTAGGTCATACAGGGACTTCAGCACCATCTTTTGTGCGCGGTCGGTAAAAGGAATCTTCTTCATCGCCTTACGCATCTCGCAAAAGCCTTCCCAAGCCTCGGGGTCAATCCATTCAGGAAGGGCGATCATGTGCGGTTCCTTATCTTTGCGGCTGCACACAACAAGGCTGACTTCTGATGCTCGTTGCCCATGTGAGTTTCAACAAGAATCGCGCACTGCCTTCGTTCCCACTCCGCTGCCGCATTCACCACGGCCATGATGAACTCATCAGCGGTCAGGTTTTGTGGAATTGCATTGAGAAGGTCTTTCACCTCGTCACGGGTCATGCTTCCTCCCTGATAACTCTTGCGGCGAAAGCAAAATAGTTATTTCGATGCTGTTGAGCGTTGTGCATCTCCATAAACTTCGCGGCAAGTCGCTCGCGCTCGGCAGCGGCGACAGAGGCGCGAAAACGCTCTGCCTTTTCCATTGTTGGATGCCAACCAAATACGCCGGGTGATTCTTCTTTCAGCATTCCCGCATCAGCCAACATATCAATCAATTGCCCCGGTGTCATGCGTTGCCCCTTTTCCTAATAGCGGCGGCGCACTCAGTAGATACGCCAAGCGGGTCAGCGTGATCGTACGTTTCGCACACCTTCGCACACTCCTCACGCTCTGCTGCTGCAATGCTGCGCTCGTAGTCTGTCCAATGCGCCTGCGTCCATGTGCGAGTGCGCTCGGCAGCGGCAACAAGGGCGGCGAAGCGCAGGATGTTGTCTGCCTGAGACTCGTTGTTCTCAAACTCAGGTATGCCGCACTCCTCTGCCATGCGGATGATGTCTTCACAGGTCATTCTTTACCTCCAATCCCGTGTGCGCGTTCGATGGCGCGGGCAATGTCGTATGCATCGTTGATTGACGCCTCACCCATTTCGTCGCAGTACCGATTCCAAATGTCGTCAATCTCCTCATCTGTCAGCGGCTTGCGCTGTTGTGGTTCGGTATAGAGGGGCACAAGACCTTCTTTGCCCTTTATCGTTGTCCACATCACGGGTTCGCTCATAGCATCCCCCACAGGTAGGTGACCAACATCCCGACCAACACAAAAGGCCCGAGGAAGATCACAAGCAAGATGGCAAGTGCCCATGCAGCGGCAAGCCAATCGGTAAGCCATCTCATTCGTCTACTCCATCGCTTATGGCTTTGTCGTAGCCAAGCGTGACGACTTCAAATGCAACTTGATTGAATGTCTTGCGGTTAGCAATCCAATGCTTGCCCTTAACCTTGCGGATCGCATCGCTTGCCATAAGCTGATCCCGTGCATAGCGCAGAAAGTTGTGAAAGGCCCACTTTCCTTGCTGCATAAAAAGCTCGGGATGCGCGATGCGGAATTCTTCATAGACCTCATCGGCCAATCCCCAATCAGGCTTGTCTTGTTGTGTCATTTTCTTGCTCCTGTGATTTCTGTTTACATTCCCACTCAGCACGTTCGTCCGGTGTCATCTTGGCAAGCTCGTGCGCTTTCTTAATGGCGTCAAAGTCAACCTTTGGCTGCACTTGGGCATAAGGCTTCAGCTTTGGGCCTCGTATCTTGTCACCCAACCGCCTGATGGCTTTCATCTCAATTTGCCTGATGCGCTCATTGCTGCGTTGATAAAGCTCCGCAATCTGAGGAAGCGTTTGCTCGTCGGGTGAATCAATGCCAAACCGCAGGCGCAACACTTTTGCTTCAGTGGGCGACAACGTGTCGAGCATCTCGGAAATGATGCGCTTACGATCATCGCTCTCAATGTTTGCATCAATGTCAGGCTGCTCTAACAACTCACCCGTGTGACGCGCAAGCATCTCCATCATGGCGCGATGCCCGACGTTAAAGTGCGACTTGTTGTCAGGCAGCACAAACATCAGTTGCTCAGGCGTCCAAAGGTCTTCAGGCAGCACGCCAAGAAAGTCGCACAGACGCTTTGCTGTCGGGGTCAAGTCGCCATCAGCAGCCAATGGCGACCACTTCATATTCACAAACGCGCCGATATGCGTAGGGGCAAAGCCGCCCGCCACACACAACTGATTGACGTTCTTATAGCCCGCAGCTTCCATTGCGCTCAGGATCAGGTTGTTCCTGACCTTGACTTCTACGCGGTATTCGCCATCGTCTTTCATGCTTACTCCCAAAGCGCACCAAGCGCATAAAGAAGGAAGGCGCAGCCGATCAAGCCGGTGAGGATGGCAAAGGCTATGTCGATGAGTTTTTGTTTCATGTCTTGTCTCACTCAACTTTGGTTACAACGATTTCGGTGTTTGGATACTTTTGCACGATAGGGTCAAGCACTTTGCTGATGGCATCGCGCACATCAGAAGCGGCAATTTCCGTGACGATGCTGCCCCACCCATTCATCCAAAAGTAGACGCGAAAATTGGTTTTGGTTGGCTTGTTCATGTCTTGTCTTAAAAGATGCCCCCCGAAGGGGGCGGGATGGTCACAGGCTCATGTTGCCTTCGTACTTCTTGATTCCACCGCGAGGGCCGACGATTGCAAAAAAATCAGCAGTGTTTTGGAACCATGCCAAGTCACCGTGGATGTTGGTTGCAGCAAACAAAAGTTTGTCGTTGCCCAACTCTTGAACCGTAAAGGACAGTCGGCCTTGGTGATATTGCTGTGACAACAGGTTGGTAGCGCGGCGAATTGCAGATTGTTGGTTTGCGTTCATCATTTAGCTCCGTTAGGCATCGCGTTGTTGCGATGGATGAATCCTAGCACGACACAAGCGTCACACTACAGTGGAAACCCTAGGTTTTGCAGGTTTTTTATCACTTGCTTTGCGCTTTGTTGTGCAAGAATGCGCCCATCTGTCGGACTGGTAACCCGGCAGAAGCACACAACTGCGAACAACCGAACCCTTATTGTGGGGGCGGGCTTCGTCAAAGCGCATGGAAGGTGTTGTGGCCAACCATGTTGCGGCAAACCAAGCCTAAGGCCCGTATCTCACAATAAGGGTTTTTTGTTTGGTGCTGCGTACCCGTTAGGGCGCGTTAGCTGATGGGCCTGCATGGGCTGCACCCGAGAAACACCGGCACTTGTTCACCCCAAGGCTTGCCGTCCGGCCTGTTAGCGAGGGACCGGGGAAGACGGTGCGGCAAGTGGTGAAGACAAACGCGCCATCGAAGGAATCGCTACCTCATGGGACGCTTGGGGTCTTTGGCAGGATCAGAGACTTGGAGCCGGGAAGAAAGCTGCGGGGCTTTCACCCTTGGGGAACCTATGCTTAAATAGCAAAAGGGCAAAAAAAGAGTTATCCACAGGGGCAGTCATGCGATTCGCAATCAACGAAGCTCAAGAGCAAAACGACCCGGTGATGGCATTCACCATGCACTTGCTTCATAGCGTCACCAATGCCCACATCCTGCACCTGACGACCCGCAGCTATGCAGAGCATCAGGCACTGGGCACTTTCTACGGCGAGATCGGCGACCTTGTGGACAGCTTTGTCGAAGCCTTCCAAGGCAAGTACGGCCTACTCCATGACTTCATCGCAGACTACAAACTGCCCGGCAACGACCCTGTGGCCTACCTCGAAATGCTTAAGGTAGAGGTAGAAACGCTGCGCAGGACACCTCGGTTCCCCCAAGACTCCGAGCTACAAAACGAGGTGGACAACATCGCCAACCTCATCAACAGCACGCTCTACAAGCTGCGCTTCCTTGGCTGATCATGCCCCTGCGCCATACCAAAGCCGGATGGATGTGGGGCAGCAAAGGGCCATTCCCCTCTAAGGCGAAGGCTCTATCCGTCGCAAGGGCAGCATACGCAAGTGGATACCGGGAGGCACCATCCCTACCTCACCCTACAACACCAAGTGTTCCCACCTCGGGTGCAAGAACTCTCGATCAAAGCTCAACAGCTACTGCCTCGACCACGGGGGCAAGGAAAGCCTAAGCCGAGATTACGACGCCATCTACAACACCTCAGCGTGGAGACAACTCAGGACGGCACAGCTATCTCGCCACCCTCTATGCCAAGCCTGCCTAGTAGAAGGCAAGGTGACCTTAGCCCTCCATGTTGATCACGTCTTCCCGTGGCGCAGATTCGGGGAACAGGCATTCAGGCGCAACATCCTCCAAAGCCTCTGCCAATCACATCACAGCTACAAGACGGGGCTAGAGCAGCGCGGGATATACGAAGCGTACACAGACAAGGTGGAGCAGTTCACCGACGACGACTACGCACGGGTAGTAAGCGAACGACTATGAAGCACTACATAGGTCAGGACAAACAACCGCCCGGCACAAGCGTGGTCTACTGGGTAAGACGCCCCGAGTACACCGACATCTTTACCCAAGGGTATGTTGGCATCAGTTCTCAGCCGGTCAAGGATAGGTGGGCAGACCATTCCCGAGATAGCAACAGGCACAACGGCATACTCAGAACAGCCACAAAAGGCCACAAAGACACGATCTATGAGGTGGTGGTAGTTGCCCAAGACCGAGGGTATTGCGAGCGCATAGAGCGTTTGCTTAGGCCAAAGGAGCGCATAGGTTGGAACCTAGCACCCGGAGGCGGCAACCCTGACAACAAAGCAGGCGGGGCGACCAATCGACTGCGGCACATCAAGATTAAGTTAGCAAATACTGACAAAGCCTGCCATCTGTGGTGGGAGTCAGAGCGCAAGATGCTCAAGCGTCAGGCCATACAGATGAGGCTTAAGGCGCGGGAGTCATTCATACCGTATACCGGCCCGCGCAAGTTGGATGTTCGCAATACGTCAGGCTATACCGGGGTGACATGGTTTAAGAACTATGA